CAACGTGAGGTTGCCGACCTACGTGCGGCTGGGCTTAACCCGATTCTTTCTGCCGGTGGTAAAGGCGCTTCAACTCCTACTGGCTCTACCCCTTCTCTCCCCGATGTGTCTGCGGGGATTTCTCGTGGTGCTACTTCTGCTTTACAGCAAGCTAATACGGCCAGGGCGAATGTGTCTGCTACCCTGGATAAGAACATGCTGGATTTCTACAACAATCTTCCAAAATGGATGAGAGATTTTACCGATGCTTCAAGGCTTAATAACCAAACCGGCGCCGGTAATGAAGCGGCGGCGTTGGTTGGTGGACTTGCTAATAGTGGAAAAGGTATGTGGTCTGGTATCAAGAGCTTTTTCACTAAAGCTAAGACTCGCAAGGCGGCAAGTATGGTGCGTCCTACAGGCAAACCGATCAAGTTGCCTGGGAGCAAGTCAAAGACGCCAGGTATCTATCCTAATTGGAAGAACCGCAAACTTGAGCACCTACAACGTAAAGGTGCAACCAGTGGCCTAAACGAGGCCGAAACAAAAGAACTGTTTCAACTAATGGAGGATCTCCAGTGAGACGCAAACGTATGAAACGCAGTCGGAGCCGAAAACTGTTCAAACGCACAAGTGGTAGCAATCGCAGGAACGCGCGTTCTTCGCCTATGCGTGGCGGTTATCGACTCTAACACAAAAGAATGAGGGCGGTAGCCCCTTCGGCCTAAAATCGCGTCGGCCCTGCGCAAGCAAATGAGGGCTGACCTATTTTCGGTTGGAGGGGCGGTCCCCTTCGGATAATATTACGGAGGCTTTTGCATGACTTGTTATCACCCAATCAAAGCCTACCGGGCGCTCAATAAAAAAACCGATAATGGCAAATCAGTGATTTGTTTCAACCACTCCGATGTATCTGACTGCCCCTTTGAAACTCTACTCCTTCCTTGTTCAAATTGTAGCGGATGCCGCATGGATCGCTCTAAATCGTGGGCTATTCGTTGTATTCACGAAAGCTCCCTTTTCAAGAACAACTGTTTTATTACTCTTACTTTTAATGACGATACCATCAACTCCCGTGGAACTCTTGTTAAGTCTGACTTCCAGAATTTTATGAAGCGACTCCGCAAACGGTTTACCGGGATGGAGGCTGTTGAAAAGTCTACTGGTCGTATCCTCAATAAGGATTCTGTTCAAGCTGATGATTACCACTACCCTATACGGTATTTTCATTGTGGTGAGTATGGCTCTAAACACTCACGGCCTCATCACCACGCTTGTATATTTAACTTTGATTTCACTGATAAGGTACTTCTGGAATCTCGTGGCAGTAACCACTATTACCGCTCTGCGGAACTGGAGAAACTATGGCCGTTCGGATACTCAATGGTCGGACATGTAACTGTCGACTCTGCTGCTTACGTCGCTCGCTATATCCTCAAGAAAATGAACGGGAAGCTCGCCGACGATTATTACAAACGGTACGACCTACAGACCGGGGAAGAATTCCAACTTCAACCGGAATACACAACTATGTCTCGTCGGCCAGGGATCGGAAAAGTGTGGTTCGATCAAAACCCTTCAAGTTGTTTCCCCAAAGACTTCGTTACTGCGGGAGGAAAATCCTTCAAAGTGCCTCGATTTTACGACAATATCTATGAATTAACGCATCCAGAGGCGTTTCTCAAAATCAAGAACAAAAGAAAGCTGGATTCCATGCTTAATTCGGACGATAATACTCCTGCTCGCCTTCGCGTTCGTGAGAAGGTGTTGCAATCAAAACTATCCCGGTTAATAAGGACTTACGAAAATGATCACTAAAATGTATTCTGTGTACGACAAAAAAGCGAAAATCTACAATGTGCCTGTCTTTCTTCACAATACTGCCGTCGCCTGTCGAGCCTTCGGCGAGCTGGCAAACAATCCTGATCATCAATACGGCAAACACCCTGGGGACTATGAGCTATGGGAAATTGGCACTTATGATGACCAATGTGCCTTGACCTGTCCCCAGATCGACAAAACTCACGTAATTGACTTTGCCGACCTTGTCGGAGTCCCAGCGTGATGAGGTTTCTCTCTTATCTGCTGATTTTAACCATTGGGGGCTGCGTATGTTACGTAGCCCCCTCTTTTCATTTGAAAGGACATAAGAT